CGGCCGGCGGCACACTGGTCCCGACCGAATTCTCGAGCGAATTCATCGAGCTGTTGCGGCCGCTTTCGGTGGTACGGCGCGCGGGCCCGCGAACGCTCGAGTTTCGCGGTGTGGGTACGATCAGCATTCCGCGCGCGGCCGGCGGCGCCGCGGCAAGCTACATCGGTGAGAACACCAAAATCAACTACACCGAAATGTCAACCGATGCGGTGTTGCTCACTCCGAAGAAGATAGCGGCCATCACCGCACTTTCGAACGAACTCATCCGGCGATCGAATCCGGCCGCCGATGCGATCGTGCGAGATGACCTGCTGGCCGCGGTGGCCTCGACCTCGGACGCGCAGTTTCTCCGCGGTGTGGGAAGCGCCACCGCGCCGGCCGGCCTCGCCACACTGGCCGCGCCGGCCAACATCTTCAATTCATCCGGCATCACGGTTGACGCGATCACGGCCGATATCAGCAAAGCCGTGCTGGCACTTCAGAACAGCAATGTGCGGATGATCAAACCGACGTGGTTTACCTCACCGACCGTGATGAGCACACTCAAGCGCCAGCGCGACGGGACAGGCAACTATATCTGGCGCGACGAACTCAATCAGGGAACGCTCGAGGGCTATCCGGTGTTCGTCACCACCGCGATTCCGGCAAACCTCGGAACGGGAACGAATGAATCTCAGGTGATTCTGGCCGATATGGCCGACATCATTCTGGCGGAAGAAATGAGCGTGGCGGTGGATGTCTCGCAGGAAGCGGCCTATGTCGACGGCTCATCCACGCTGATCAGTGCGTTCTCGTTCGATCAGACGGTGATTCGCGTGGTGGCCACGCATGATTTCAACACGCGGCATCCGCAAAGCATCGCGGTGATCAATCAGGTGGTGTGGGCCTAGGCGCCGGTGGTCTGATGCAGGTGCGGATTCTGGTGGGTGGAATTTACCGCGGCGCTTACTACAGCGCTCATGAACTGGTAGATCTGCCCGCGGAAGTGGCGGGCCAGCTGATCAAACGCCAGCTGGCCGTGCCGGTAGCAGGAGTACCGGAGCTGAAGCGGACAGGCTCGAGAATCGAACGGAAGCGGAATGCCTCTCAGAACTAAAATCGTCCAGTGGCTGCAACGCGCGGTGAGTCTGATGATACCGGCCGCGCCGCTCGGTTCGACCGGCGGCAACTACTCGCTGGTGGGCGCCGGATCCAATACTCCGCTGGCCTATTCCGCGGCGTGGGCGTGCGTGCAGGTGCTCACGCAGGACATGGCGAAGTTGCCGCTCGAGTTGTGGACCGGGAGCGACCGCACCGGCTGGACCGCGGCGCGGCTGCATCCGCTCTGGCAGGTGCTTCGCAAACCGAACGCATGGATGAGTCGGTTCGATCTCATCCGCTATCAGGTGCTTTCCATCCTCACCGATGGCAACAGCTACAACCTGATCGTGCGCGATCGCGAAATGAATCCGGTGCAGCTGATACCGATTCATCCGCGCTACGTGAGCGTGTATCAGGCATACGACGGTGAGCTGTTCTACGGCATCGGCCAGCGCTACGGAGCGCTCGAGTCGTTGTTGCCGGAGGAAGCGGCCATGAGAGTGCCGCAACGCGATATCCTCCACATCCGGAACCTCTCGCTGGACGGCATCATTGGCCTCTCGACGCTGGGCGCCGCGCGCTATGCGATCGAATATGGCGTCAACCTCGAGAGGCAAGGTTGCGCGCTGTCGGGCCGCGGCGGAAAACCGGGAGGCGTGATCTATATGCCTCACCGGCTGCAACCCGAACAGGCGCGGCGCTTGCGTGAGGAGTGGGATCAGGTTTATAACGGCGCCGGCCAGGGCAGTACGGCCATTCTCGAGGAAGGCGTCAAGTTCGAACCGCTGGCGTTTCGCGCGGTGGATGCCCAGTTCCTCGAGTCACGCCGGTTTCAGCTCGAGGAAGTGGCGCGGTTTTTTCGCGTGTGGCCGTTCCTGATCGGCGCCATGGAAAAACTCAGCTACAACAACGTGGAACACCTGATGAAGCTGCATGTGGATTCCACGCTGGCGCCGATCGCGGAACTGATCACCGCGGCTTATTCGTTCGCGTTCGAGCTGGGCGAAACGCACGTACTCGAGTTCGATTTCGACACCATGCTGATGGCCGACACGGAACGGCGCTTTAAGAAATACGCCACCGGGATTCAGTGGGGCATGTTCTCACCGAACGATGCGTTGCAGATGGAAGGACTCAACCCCTACGACGGTGGAGACATTCACATGCAGCCGCTGAACATGGGAGCAATCGGGGAGACGGCGCCGGCCGCGCGCCGGCCGGCCGGTGCGAGAGGCGCCAACAATGAATGACACCACCAATGTGATCACACCGACGTGGGCCATGGGCCTGTTGACGTTCCTCGAGGAAGCAGAAACCGAACCGGTGACCGAAGGCGAATTGCGCCAGCATCTGAGGGTAGAGGAAAACATCGAAACCGATTACCTGATGCGTCTGGCGCGCACCGGCCGGCACGTCATCGAACGCATGACGAACCGGAGCTGGGCCGAACAGGTAATCAGCATCGAATGCAGCGTGGCGCGGCCAATACTGCCGTTGCCGCTTTCGGCGCCTTTGCAGAAGTTCGAGAACGTGCAGTGGATCGATTCGGACGGCATCCGCCACGAGGTGGACCCGAATCTCTATCTGGTGGACTACGGCACGATTCCCATATCAATCGACCTCACCGCGGCGCCGGCCGCGAACCGCTATCTGGTGGTGTACCGCGCCGGCGACAAAGCGGGCCCGCTGCCACCGGATGATATCCGGCACGCCATCCTGATCATGGCCCGCTGGGCTTATCAGCACCCGGATGGCATGATGCCGGATACGAAGTACAAAACCAGCGGTGGAAACGTGCCACTGATGGTGGGCACGCTCTGTGATCCGTACACCTACGAAACGAAGGGGTGGTGATGATACTGGACCGGCGCATCACGCTCGAGTTACCGCCATCCGGCCGCGATTCGACCGGCGGGCCCGCGGGCGGGCCACCGGTCGATACCAAAGTGGTGTGGGCCGCGCAGGACGATCAGCGGGCCCGCGACCAGCTGTTATCCGGCCGTGAAGATACCATGGCGCTGACCACGTTCACAATCAACTACCGCATCGGCATCGATAACAGGTGGCGCGTGCGAACTCAGGACAGCGGCGGGGACTATACCTATCGGGTGGTGGGCGTGCTCGAACGCGGCCGGCGGGAATTCCTCGATCTGTTGTGTGAGGCGGTGAAGTGAAATACGACTGGTATTCATGGGCGGTGGCAGTCGGCATCCTGCTGATACTGGCGGTCTGTCTGTTCCGGTGAAAACGAAATGGCCACACCAGCGAAAAACAAACGAGTCACCATCACCGGCCGATCGGCCATCGTGAAAAAGCTCAACGCCGTAGTGGCGGCCATGAGCGCCGAAGAACAACAGGCGGCGCGGACCACCATCATGGATGTTCTCGGTGATGGCGCCGATCTGATGGCCGGCGCCATGCGGACCATGGCCCGCATCAATCAGTACCCGCAGGAAGTGATTCAGTCCATATTCAGCTCGAGGAAACTGCCACCGTCCATTAAGATCCGGAAGAAACCCAGCGCGCTGGCCGGGGTGGCCAAAGGCGAGACTATCCGCGAGTGGCGCGCTACATCGAATCCGCGATCCTCGAGAGCGAAGGTGGGCGTGGGCGGCAAGGTGGCCATGTCGCTGGCGACAATGTTTGAATTCGGTACATCGAAGATGCCGGCGCGCCACGCCATCACAACGGCGGTACTGGACAGTAAAAGCGCGGTGGCGGTCACCATCAAAGACGGTCTGAACCGCATGATCGGCGAGGCGGTGAAATGATCCTGCTGGCCGAATGGATCACGGCCACCGTGGAGACAGTCGCGGAGCTGGCCGGCAAGGTGTATCCGACCCTCGGTCCGGTGGATGCGGCCGCGCCGTATGCGGTCTACGGCATCATTCACGCGCGCGGTCTGGCCGGCGATGACGGCGGTTCCGAACGGCTGGATGGCGGCACGTTTCAGGTGTCGATTTACGCCACGCGCTATCCGGATGCATGGACTCTGGCGCGCGCCGCTCAGAGCGCGATGAAAACGCTGGCGCCGGCCGGCAAGCTGTACTTCAGTGCGTTCAATGAATCAGACCTCGGCCGGGAAACCGGCACCAATCTGGTGCATGTTGCTGTACGGGTGGATTACGAATTTGCTTATCAGGAGACTTAAAGACCATGGCCAAGTATGTTGCAAAACTTGTTGAGTTCGAGGTGGAATCGGCCACACCGGACACATTCACACCGGTTCCGCAGGTGGCATCGATCGAGCTGCCACAAGCCGACACCGAAGAAGTCGAAGTAACCACGCTCGACAATGCCGGAAGCACGCGCGAGTTCCTGCAGGGCTTCATTGACGGCGGCGAGGCCACGCTCGAGGTGGTCTTTGATCCGGCCACGCACGTCACCGGATCCAATTCCCTCTGGAGTCTCTACAAATCAGGCGTCACCAAAAAGTGGCGGCTTGTTTTGCCGGTGGCCATGGGCACCAACTACACGTTCTCGGCTTATGTCCGCAATGCCGGCCTGATGACCATCACGCCGGGGCAAGCCATCCGGCTGAACGCCACACTGCGTGTAAGCGGCGCCGCGGGCGACTTCGAAGACCTGCCGTAACGCCATGGCCCGTGGCACCAGAGCACTCACACTCTCCGATGGTGAACCGCGCGAAATGCGGTTCACTTTCGGCACGCTCGAGCGCATCCGCGAACGCGCCGGCATCGAGCTTGAGGACTTCCGCGACAAAGCGCGCATGGCCCAGCTGGTCACGCGGAACTTACCGCTGTTCATCTGGGCCGCGCTGACGGCGGAGTATCGCGACCGGATCCGGCCGGATGAAATTGGCGATCTGATCGATTTTGAGGATTTGCCGCGCATCACCGAACAGCTGATGGCGGCCATGGGCGGCGGGCCCGAACACCCTATGCCGGCCGCGGCGGAAGCGCCGGCCGCGGCGGTGAACGGCTCACCATCGAATGGTGCAGAGCAATCGCTCGAGTTCACTGGGGACTTAGTGACCGTGAGTTCTGGCGGCTGACGCTGGGGGAGTATGCGTGGTTAGCCGATGCTCATTACGAGAGGGAACGGCGCGCCGATTACCGCGCGGCCGTGCTGGCCAGTTACCTCTCGCAGTCGCGGCGCTTTCGCGCGGAGAAACACTTTCCCTCGCTGGCCGGCGGCGCCGGCGGTGGCGGAACCAATCGCTGGGAACTCGAAGAGATACCCGACGACTGGGTGCAGATCAAGGGTGAGGAAGCAGAACAGTGGGCGGTGGCTTTAAATCTCGACCGGTTGAGTAAGCGCTGATGGCATTCAATCTCGGTGACCTCATAGTTCGCGTGATGGCGCAGGTGGAACCGTTCCTGACCGACATGGAAAAGGTTTCGGCCAGCGTCGACAAGACGGTTTCCGACACCACCGCCAAGTTCAAGGGCTTCGATGCGCTGGCCGGCAAAATGTCCGACCTTGGCGGCGCCATGTCGCTGGGCCTGACGGCGCCGATCGTGGCGCTGGGCGGATTGGGCATTCAGGCCGCGGCCGAATTCGAATCGATGACCAAAGGCTTGACGGCCGTGGAGGGCTCGAGCGAAGCAGCCGGCAAAGAACTCGAGGAGTTGCGCGAGATTGCCAAGTTGCCGGGGCTCGGTCTGCCGGAAGCGGTAGAGGGCTATACACGCTTGCGCGCGGTGGGTGTGGAAGCGGACAAAGCCGAACGCTATCTGGGTGCATTCGGCAACGCGCTGGCGACCGTGGGCAAGGGGCGCGCCGACCTCGAGGCGGTGGTGGGCCAGCTGGTGCAGATGTCCACCAAAACGCAGGTGGTGGCCGAAGACCTCAAGCCGATCATGGAGCGTGTGCCGCAGGTGGCTCAGATCACCAAAGCGATCTACGGCACGATCGACACCGAAGCACTGCAAAAGGCCGGCGTCACCACCAAAGACTATCTGTCGGCCGTACTTCCGGAACTCGAGAAACTGCCGAAGATTACCGGCGGGCTGGGCAACTCGATCGAGAACCTGCAGGACACCGCCAAACAGGCACTGGCGCGCATCGGTGAGGCGTTCGCGCCGGTGGCGGCGGCCGCACTGCCGGTGCTCGAGAAAATCCTCACCGGACTGGCCGATCTGGCGACGAAGTTTACAGAGTTGCCGGCGCCGGTTCAGGCCGGCATCGGAACGCTGGTGGCGCTGACCGCGGCCATTGGACCGGTGTTGCTGGCCATCGGACAGATCACCAGCGTGATCACCACCGCGATGCCGGCGCTGGCCGGCATGGCCAAATTCTTTGGCGTGACGGTGACCGCACTCGGCGGCTGGGCGCTGGCGATCGCGGCCGTGGCGGCCGCGCTGGTCGCATTCGGCGTGTGGGTGTACGACAACTGGGATGGCGTCTCGGCCGTGCTCAAACAGGCATGGGATGGCATCGCGGAAATGTGGGAAAGCGTGTGGGGACCACTGCTCCCCTACATCAAAGCCATTTGGGACTCGGTA